GAAGCCGCCGCCGGCACATCAAGGAAGCTCCGGAGCGTGATCGCGTCGAATTCTACGAATCGTCCAACGAGGACTATGCGCTGGAAGACTACGGTTGCGCGGCGCTGTTGGAGAACCTGCAATTGCTGGACGCAGAGGGCAACCCCATCGGCGAAGGTGGCGAGTAATGGCCGGCCTGGTGAGACGACATCAGATGCGCGTCGCGGCGGCGTTAGCCGCTGCGTTGCAGCCTGCGGACGCGCCCGCCCCGACCTCCGGACCGTACGAGCTGATGATGCATGCGCTGGTCAATGATCGACGCACACTCAAGGGCATTCAGTCCATCGAGCGCAAGATCGAACTCAAGCGCGAGATGCTGGGTAAGTATCGGGACTACGTGGAAGGCGTCTTGTCGGCTGACAAGGGCGGTCAAGACGACGTGATTGTCACGGTGATGGTGTGGTTGCTCGACACGCTGCAGTTTCGCCCGGCGCTGGACCTGGCCGCGTATGCATTGCGTCACGGCATTCAATTGCCGGCGCATTACAACCGCGACGTGGCAACGCTGCTACTGGATGAAGTCACGGATGCAATCTTGGGCGGCCGCGTGGAGCTGAATGCGCCGCTGTTCGATGAGCTGGTGACGCTGCAGGTTCTGACCGATGACCATGACGCGCCCGACCAAGCCCGCGCCAAGCTGCACCGCGTGATGGGCGAAACCCTCACGCACCTGGCCGGCGATCTGGCCGACGATGACACGCGGCGCATGGCCGCCGCAGCCTTGCAGCATCTGAACCGTGCCAAGCAGCTCGATGGCGCCGTTGGCGTGGTCAAGCTCATCGAGAAGCTGGACCGCAGGATCAAGAAGGCCGAAGGCGGCGCGCCGTCCCCGGCGGGAGGGGAAGGCCAACCGCCGACCACGCCCGCCCAGGACGGAGAAACACCGCCCACGGCATAACCGAGTGCCCCCAACGCACACGGCGGCGCGGGGCTGAAGGCGGGCATAGCCCAACCGGACGCCCCGCCCACCGCCGACTACGGACAAGTACGCATGAGTTTCGTCGCCACACCTCCCAAGCCGGCCAACGAGAGCGCCATCAAAAATGACGGGTTTTGGCCGGACGTGATCCCGTCGGACGCGCGCGGCGCGATGCGTCTGGATGACGGCACCGTGACGCCCGTGCGGCTTCGTCAGGCGCTCATCACTGCAATCCTCGAAGTGGGCCGCGACCTGGCGGAATGGACGGCCGGCCGCCGGGAAGAAGGACACGCGACGTTGGCCGACGTTCCCAGCCGCGAGGTGGACGGCAAAACCGCGCTGCTGCACAGCTACCTGCAGGCGGTCTACTGCTACGCCAAGGCCTCGCTCATCGAGCGCATGCCGGACTACGACGTATCGGCCGCAGGACAGCGAAAGCAGGAACCCTTGGCCGATGCCCCGGCTGATTTGCGCCGGGACGCGCTATGGGCAATCTCGCTCATCAAGGGCCGGCCGCGAAGCACGGTGGAGCTGATCTGATGCTGGTGCGCGCGCTTCAGGGCGACACCGTGGATGCACTGTGCTGGCGGCACCTTGGCACAACCCGCGACGTGGTGGAGCAAACCTACGAACTCAATCCCGGCCTGGCCGACCTGGGCGCCGTGCTTCCGCATGGCCAGGTCGTGACGCTGCCGGATAGCACCCCTCAACCATCGGCGGCGCCTGCCGTCAAACTCTGGGATTGATCCAATGGCCGAACCATCGACCGTATCGACCGCCGTGGCCACCACGCTGGTGGCGGGCACGGCTTTGTCGCAAATCTTGCCTCTGATTGACGCCAATGCGGCCTTTGGCGCCGTGATGGGCGCGGCCCTGGTGGCGAGTACCAAAAAAGACTTGACCGCCTGGAAGCGCTTCGCCTCCTTCCTTGTGTCCGGCCTGTGCGGCTACGGCGGCGCGGGCGAGATCGTGGCCCGCGAGCTGGCCAAGGAAACCTTTCTGCCCGCCCTCGTCGGCGCCGTTGTCATCGTGCCGCTGGCGTTGAAGCTGCTAGCCAAGGCGCCCGACTTTGACCTGAGCGCCATTTCTCGCGCCTTTGGGGAAAAGAAATTACCGACCTGCACCCAACCCCTACCCTGTCCGCCATCGCCGTCGCCTGCGCCGTTCTGTACGCTCTGACGGCCGGGCGCTTCCTCTGGTATCGACCCAATGGAGCGCGCCACCGCCGCGCCTTGTCCTGCTTGGCCAGCGCGCTGATCGCCGCGCTCTTCTGCCGCGCGGTCGAAATCCTGCTTCTGCGCTCACCCGCCAGCGCATCGGAACTGGTGATTGCCTGCCTGATCTGCGCATGCGCCTGGCGTGCGCGCGGCAACATCGCAGCGCTCACCAGGGGGGATTCCGATGTCTGACATCCTTCGCATGGGCGACATCGGCCAAGCTGTGGCCGACCTGCAATCCGATCTACGCCGCGCCGGCTACGCGGTGGAGCGCACCGCAATCTATGACGAAGCCACCCGCAATGCCGTGGCAGTCCTGCAATCGGCCACCGGCCTGGTTGTGGATGGCACGTACGGGCCAAAGAGCCGCGCCGCGCTCGCAAATTTCGACGTTTCCCGCCTGATGCGCGAATCCGATCTCATCGAGGCGGCGGACCGCTTGGGAGTGCCGCTGGCGAGCATCAAGGCCGTGAACGAAGTGGAATCGCGCGGGCGCGGCTTTCTGCCCGATGGCCGGCCGGTCATTCTGTTTGAGCGTCATGTCTTCTGGCGGCAACTGACAGCCCACGGCGTGGACCCGTCCGGATATGGCGACCGCCCATCCATCCTGAGCCGTCAGCGCGGCGGCTATGCCGGCGGCGCGGCCGAGTATGTCCGATTGGCCAGCGCCATGCAG